CTACTGGCGGTCGTAAATCCGCTTCAGGGCCCGGAGCTTCGGGAAATAGCCCTCCGTAATCCTGCCCGGCCTGCCTTTTTCGTCCGGCCGGCGGTAGTAGTCCTTCAGGAAATCACGGGCTTCCTCGAAGGAAATGCCCATCTCAGAGAGGTATTCTCGGTTCCTATCGCGCGTCTTCAGTTCGTCCTCGTTCTTGCCGGTGTACGTCGCGTTGTAAACGACTAGGCCGCGTTTCTCCTGCCGTCTGGCGTCGAACTGCTTCAACTGCCCAGTAGTCAGGAACTCGCCGTAGGCTGGCTCTGGGGAGTCCCATTTCATGTTCTTCAGGTCTTTCGCGACCATCTCCTTGCGCTGCTCCTCGCTGGAGTCGCGGTACTCATTTCGTGAGCCGTAGGTCGAGACGCCAGCCCCGAAGAACGCTTCCAGGGCCGCGACGGTTCCCTGGGGCACGTTCAATTCCTTCTCGGCGTCCCAAATATCGCGCCACGTCATCGGCGTAACCCGGTCCCCGACGACCTTCCCCACGGTGGCCTTCTCGCCCACGACGTTCTTTCCACGAATGAAATCCATCACCGCAGACGGCAGCGGCGCCAGTTTCGTGTCCAGGAAGCGATGGATCACATCTCCGGTGTCGTCCCCGCCGTATGGCACGTCGTCCCCGCGAATTGGCACGATCTTTCCCGACGACCGCTTGGCTTCCCCTGTGATGATCCGAGCCGCCAGCGTCACGAGCTGATTAAAACCGGCTCCAGAGTCGATTCTGGTTTCACCTACCCGCATTTTTCCGAAGTCGCTGGAACGCGGGTCGAGTTCGTATTCCGGCTCATGTTCGTCGTCGTCCCCAGCGAGCATCGCATAGACAGCGTGCCGAAGCATCGTGTACGCCGATAAACCAAGCGCCGCGCGAACGTACACCTTGCCGATTGCCACGCGCGTCGCCCGGTCCCCCTTCCAGAGCGGTTCACCGACGAGCAACTGTCCACGCGACCAGACCCACCGCGGCGCGTAGAAAATCCGCGACCAGCCGACGCCGCTCTGGTTGTAAGGCAGCTTACCCCGACCGCTGAATACATTGGCCCCATGCGCAACCGTCTTCGCGTCCTCCTCTGACCAGGTTCCCGGCCGGGACGCTTCAACGCTGTCCTTCATGTAATCGAACAGATCGGCTCGCATCGTGTTCAGGAACGATCGGAAGGCCCGTTCGCTTCCCAGCAGCCCCTCGGAAGCCCATCTCGGCAGGGCTGCTGCAACGCCTTGCTGCTTCGCCAGCCACGAGGCGATCCTTGACCGCAGAAGCTCCTCGCGGTGCGACAGCGGGCCATCGGAGGCTGTAGTTTCCAGCCCGCCGCGCACATAGTCGGCGTGGTTCGGACGCTTCATCAGATCGTCGTGCAGCGCGAAGTCAGCCCGCCGACTGAAGGCCGCTTGGATCGACTTCCACACGGCCGGAAATGCCTGCTTCGGGAACCCCAGCGTGTAAAACGCCCCCTGGCGCAAGACTGCCGACATTTCGTAGCCCGTCATCACGGCCCGCGACAGGTCGAGCAGGTCGCCGCCGAAGCCCAGAGCCTTGCCCGCTCGACCGCGCGCGGCACGCTCCGCCTCTTCGATCTCGGCTCGGGCGTGACGCTTGACCAGTTCGATCTGGTACTTCTTCTCCAGAATCGCGTCGTCCACCGGAGTCGGCTTGCGCTTCGCCGGCAACTTGCCTTGCACGGCGTCGTCTCGCCGCTTCTCCCAGAACGCCAGTGATCGCTCCAAAGTCTTCTTGTACCTGGTGTTCTGCTTGGCGGCCTCTTGAGCTTGATACTCAGGGCTTGCGGCGCGGGCTTGTTCGCGAACCTCTTTGAGAGACTTGAGCTGCTGGCGCTTCTCTTCCAGGGCGGGAGAGGTCAGCGGAGCCTTCTTCTCCTTCGGCCCCAGCCGGCCGGCGGCCAGGTCCGCCTGCAAATCGCTAAGCTGTCGGTCCAGCATCTTCTCGGCCATCTTCAGGCGGCGGGCATCCGAGAGTCCGTTCTTCTTCGGCGGGAATATCTTCCTGTATTCCTCGTTCAGTGCGTCGCGTCGCTTGCGCAGGTCCGTCAATTCCGCGTCGGCCTTGAGCGCCGTCTGCCCGCTGACGATCTTCTCGCGAGCGGCGATCGCTTTCTCCAAGTCGGTAATCCGGTTGCGGGCGGCCGTTTTTGCCGACGCCAGCGCCGACTTCAGTTGCGTGTCCGGGTCGGTGACGGTGTACCCGCCGCGCTTCTTGGCCTCGTTGACCTCCTTGATAAGCCGCCGTTCTTCGTCTGTCGGTTCGCGGCGTTCGACGCCCGTTTTCTTCGGGGCCTGACCGGCCTGCATATCTTCCAGCTTGAGAAGCTGTTGCAGCTCGCCCTTGATCCCACGAATCTTGACGCTCACTTCGTCTTTGGAGAGTTCACTGAACTCACCGTAGCCCGAAATCGCCGTCATCGTCTCCGAGCGGCTGAGATCGAATCCCATTGTGGTCAGGTGCTCGTGGACAGCATCAACCGCCGCTTCGCGCTCCGTGATGCCGGACTCGACCACCCAGCGGGTGAGTTTGCGGGCCAGTACGCCGATGCCTGACGCATCGAGCTTGTCGGGTTCCATCTTCGGCTGTGCCTGGACCCATGCCTGTCGGAACAGATTCTCGTCCGCGTCTTTCATGTTCGTGCGGACTTCGGCAATGAATTCAGAAAACTTCACGTACCCCAGCTCGACGTAAGCCTTAGCGACATCCACAGCCGGTCCAATAAGATTCGCCCCGGATGATCCCGCCGTGGTCTGCATCGCCTTGCGGAAGTTCTCCCAAGCATCGGCAACCTTCTTCTCTGCTGCCTGCCTGCGTTCCGTCGTTTTCTTGGGGCGTTTGGCCGCCGGCTCGACTTCCGGCTTCTTGCTCTCGGCAATTTGCTTGTCGATCTCGGCCTGGACACGCTTCTGTCTCTCTTCGTTCAACTCGCCTTCCAGTTTCGAGATCCTGTCGGCCATCTCCGCATACTTGGCCAGTTGCTCGTCGGACGGTTTCTCGTTGACGGAACGAAGGTGCTGGCGGACGATTCCTTCCAGCGAGAAATCGGCAGCGCGTTCAGCTTGCCGGGAAACGCCAGCCCGTCCCCAGATAGTTCCGGCCCGCTCGGAAGCCTCGACAGCGGTAGCCATTTCGTCGGCAACGTCTTCCCCGGACTGGCGCCGGTTCTCCAGGTCGCGCAGATGTCTGTTCAGGGTCATCTCTTCGACCGGATCGAGTGCCCGCGGCTTCGCGGCCAACTCTGCGGCCAGCTTGCCGGCGTATTGCGGATCGTCGGCAATGCGCTTCGCCGCTTTGGAATCCCACTCGTCGCGCGTCTCCGGCTCGACTGGCGGGCGTTCCGCCATGCCGGCCTTCTGGCGAAGCCCGTCGGTCTTGACGTTCTTCGTGCCCGTGGTGTCTGGAGGCTGGGTTTGTGGAGCTGGCAGGGCCGCTTCGGGCGCTGGAATGGCTGGCGGTTCGACGCCAGGCTGTTCGGCTGCAAGCGGCGAAGCCACTGGCTCAACTGCTGCCGCGGTTGGCGACGGGGCTTCGGGCCTGATAAGCAGGTTGTTTCCGTCTGTTGTTGCCCACAGCCCACGATCGCTCGCTGCTTGAATTGCCCTTTTTAACACGTCGGGAGTTGCCCCTTCGAGTTGCACGTTCATTTCTTTCCCGGACCTCTCCACCTCATCGAGAATCAAGTCCATCCGGGTTTTGGCCGGTGCGGCGGCTTCACTTTGCCCGGCTTGCGGAACAGCTTCCGCGGCGGCTGCTGGCAATGGTGCGGCTTCGGGGACTGGAGGTACTGCTTCACGAACTGGCTCAGGCTGGGCACTTGGTTGCTCCTGTGGCTTCTGAATTTCCCACGTCTCGTCCGGCGTCATAACACGCCCCTTCTTCGTAACCACCTTCCCGTCGTCGCGGACTTTGGCGACCTGGAAGCCGGCCTGGACTTGCGGCGTGGTGACGGTGACGGGACCGCTGGTGAGAGCGGATCGGATTTCGGCGGCGACGTCGCGCGGCTGTTCGGCCTGCTGGTCGCGCGGGATTTCAGTCAGCTTTGCCGCTTCTTCTGGCGTCGTCTCGAAATTGAAGGTGAATCCCTGTTTAACCCCTTGCTCCGCATAGTCCGGGTTATTTACACGCGGATCGCTCTCAGGGATGTCCATGTAGCTAAGCGGCAGGTCGGGGCGGTAGTCCGAGGCGTATGTCTTGTCGGTACTTACCCACCGGCCGCCTCCGTCTTGAGGTCCGCCGCTGTGATAGACACGAACGTATCCATCGGGGACCGGGGGTTCGCCGTCCTGCTCCGGCTGCTCAGACGCTTCCGGCGCGGCGGCTTCGGCTTGCGCTAAATAGTCGCGCAGTTCCTGCGAAGTCAGTATTTCCGATTGTGCTGGAGCGACTTCGCCCGCTGGCTCCGCTGGTACTTCGACTTGCCCTTCCCCACGAATATCCGCGCCGCCTTGCTCTTGCCGTACTTCCGCTTCAGGGCTTGGTACTGTGCCGGCATTTTGAATCTCCTGTTCGAGTTGTTGAATTTCAGCGTCCGTGTTGGTCAATCGTTCCTTCCGTGTCTCGCCCTCGATTCCTGCGGCCTGGCCGTCGTCTGCGGAGACGTAGCCCTTGGCGCGAACGGCCTTGAGTTCGGCCAGCCGCTCCGCCCTTCCATCGGGCACGGCGCGCGAGGCAACATTGATCGCCCCCGGCACGCTGAAGGCCAATCCCTCGATAGCCAGTTGCTCCAGCGCCTCTTTGTACCTCCCAGTCGCGAGTTGGCCGGTCACGTTTTCTTCCGCCGACTCCAGCCCGGTCGCAAGTCGCGCAACGTCACCGACGCGCTCTTCGAGCACTTCGCCAATGACACCATTCCAGCCGGCCTGCTTCAGCGTCTCCGCAAGCATTCCGGGATTGCGACCGGGCTTCGACAGCCAGCGGTTGACGATTCCGTTCTTTAGCGCCGCGATCCGCGTCGCGCCTGGAATCTTTCCCAGCGCCCCGACGATCACCCCGCCTGCCCGCTCCGAGCCAAGTTCGATCATCGTGTCGAGAAACGCGGGCGGCAGGGCGGCCAAAAAACTCCGTTCGTCGCCAATCGTTGCAAACTGCTCGCCGTCAGCCGTGGTCATCCCGATGTCAGGGACGGTGTTGGCGGCTGCGATCTCGGTCGTTAATGTTGGGTTGGCTGCCGTTTGCGCCACCACGCCAGCGGCCGATGGCACGATCGCCTGCACGGCCTTCGCGGCTGTTCCCGTTCCCAGGCCACCAAGCGCCTTGCCGACCACGCCTTTCGCGGCGGTGAAAGCGCCCGTGGTCATAATGAACTCCTGGGCGAAACCAGGAATATCGAGCACTGAATCGAGTAGCTTGTTGCCGAACCCGCGGTTGCCTAACTCCCGCTGCTGCCGCAAGTAAATGGCCACGTTGACGTAATCCCTCTGGTCCCCCTTGCCGTCCTTGATCCGATTGGCAGAGCGTGCCGTGGTCAGGGAGTTACTGGCTTTGAAAGCGTGACCCAGGAACGGCATCCGTCCGGCCCATTTGCTCAATTCGCCGTGCCCCCAGCGTGCGACGGCAAGCTGTGGGTCGTCCTGCTCCTGATCGTCCATAAGCTGCATCACGGCCCCCAGTGCCCGGCTGGGAGAAACGCTCTGCTCTAAATCCTTCCCGCTCGCCATCGGGAAGTCGTCGATCGAAAGCGGCTTCGGAGTATCAGCTTCCTCGGCCAATGGGAAGTCATCAATGGTCAGCGGTGGCATTTCTTTTGCCTCACGTAGTTGCTACGATTTTTCAATGGCCCGCAAGAGCATCGCCGTCGCGGTCTGCATCCTTGGCTGTGTAATCGCCTCGCTGTCAACATCGCTCCAACTGTCCTTCTGGGAGAGCATGGGAATGTATCTCGCCGCCACGGCTGTTTTTGCGAGCGGAATGTCTATTTGGAAAGCGGGAACATAGTTACGGTACTTTGCGAATCGAACCGTCTGTCCAGCGGAAGGTTGAGCCGCGTGGCAGTTTGGACGCTTCTTCGACCGTCTTCGGCTGGGGAATCGCCAGCGACAGCGGCTGCTGTGCGGGCGTCAACTGCGAGGCTGGTTGCATTTGCGTTTGCGGACCTGCTTTTGGTCTTTCGTCAATTATTTGTGAGCTAGAAGCCGCACCACGGACAGAACCAGTTCCGTAGGAGACGCCATCTTTGTTCTCGCTGGTGATCTTCTGCCTTTCTTCTTTTCCGCCATGAATCATAAGCAGCGTGTCATCGGAAATTCTGTACATTCCATCCTTGCGAGCCTGGGCTTGCTGCGCAGTCTGTGTCGCAGGCAGGGCTGCTGACTGCGGTTGCTGTGCAGGACGACCGGCCGCCGCTGATATGGCCTGGGATTGCGCACGAGCACCCTCCGCCGCTCTTGCGCCCCAAATCGCGTCTTCCCCGGCCGGCTGCTGTGCAGAGGCCGTTGCCTGCGAACCGCGCCCCGAATACCACTGAGTAGCCCGTCCAGTCGCCATCTGATCGTCGAGCGCCTTTTTCCTGGCCACTTCATCGGAAATCGGCAGGCCGGTTTCTTCGTCCAGTTCCTTCCGATGCTTTTCGTACCGCGTCACGAAATCCTCGGTGAGCTGCTGCTTGGACTTTTCCTGATCGTTGCCCGGCAACTTGAACCCGGTAGGCAGCGACATCTCGCCCTGATTATTGAACTGCCACGGCAGGCTCTTGTATTGCTCGTAGTTGGTACCCAGGTTCTTCCGTACCCGATCTTCGTAAGACATCTCCTGCGACGGAGTGGCCAGCCGTAGCAGATTGCGCTTCTCGGCTTCGTACTTCTGCCGAAACTCTCCTTGCTCGGCCGGCGACAGCTTCATCGCCTCGACCAGCCCCGCATCGAGTTGCTGTAGCCGCCTCTGCGCCGCTTGCGGAAGTTCCAGCTCGCCCCTCCGCAAGCCGGTCAGCGTGTTTTGATCGGCGACGAATTCCTGTCGCTGCCTATCCGCCAAGGCTCGCTGCTCGCGATCCAAGACTGACTCTCCGGCGCGAGCTTCAAGCACGCCCTTCTGTTGTCCCGCCTGGAAATCCTGCGCGCTCTTCTGCTGCCCTGCCCTGTAATCGCGTTCCGTCTGCGATTCCTTCAACGCCGCGCCTTGCAGTTCCGACCTGTACTCCCGGTCGAGGGCCGCCTGCCCACCTGCGAAAGATTGCTGCTGCGACAGTTGACGGGACTGGAAATTCTGCTGCTGCTGCTGCTGCCACAGCTTGAGCGCGTCGTCCTGGTATTCGTTTTCGCGATGCCCTCTGCCGCCCGCGGCCCCAGCGAGCAGGATCGGGCCAGGAGCGCCGTATTTCAGAACGATTGCCATTGGTTATTCCTTCAGGCCTAGTGTCTTTGCCGCTGCGGAACCGGCCTCATTTGCCGCCTCAATCCGCTCGTCGCAGTTGCAATGTCCGACTACGGCTTCGACGCGGGCCTTGGTGATGCCGTGGCCTCTCAGCCATCCTTCAATCCACCAACCGAACTCCCACCAGAACGGGAAGCCGCCACAGTCCCTTGGAATTCTTCTGCTGCCGGGCAACTCAACGAGTTGAATCAGGTCGCACCCTCGCCGCCGGCACCGCAGAATCTTGCGGCCTGATTCGTGAACCTCGCCGGTTTCGTATTGGATGCACTGCATCATAGCGGTGTCATCGTCACCGATGCTCCGCTGAGGTCGCAGCCGTGACCGCCACCCGGAACCTGGACACCGGCAGAATTCTCAGTTTCCGTATCATCGCAATCCTGCGTCCCGCCACTGCCTGTCAATTCCCATTGCTGAGAGTCTGGGAATGGTGAGGTGAATGAGGTCAACCATAGCGTATTCTGACCCGGATTGTTCCTATGAAACTCCAACTCAAAGTTTTCCCAGCACGAGCCAGGACTGTCGGTGGTAACGCTGAGCTTCCAAGTGCAGGCCGGGAACCCAAGAGCCGTCCAGGTAAGAACGGCCGTGCTTACGTTGACGTAGGAACAGTCGCCGCAAATCGCCCCCGCAGTTTTATCCACAGCCCCGATGATGTCGATTTGAACTGTGTTGTGAGTATCTGTGGCGGACGTGCAGCGTGAGCACATGGGGGGGGCCGCAGCAAACTCCGGCATAAACAACGCCAGCGGCAGCCACGCCAAGCCAGCCGAAAACCACGGATTCCAGAGCGCGAACAGGCAGCAGGCGAACGCCCAGAAGTAGAAGCGGAGCTGGCGAACGCGATGCTCGGTCATGTTTGGTGCGGAGAAACGTAGGCTTGACCGTTGACGACTTCGACGAAGCCGTACTTATTGCTTGCCCAAGACACCGACGAGCGGTTGTAAACGCTGACATTGAACCCGGAGTCCGATTCGCTGCCAGCCGCGCCGCCAAAGACAGCTACCGTGCCAGTTCCGCCTCCAGCAATCGCCCCGCCGCTGTCGTTCTTCACGAGAATCTGGCCCGGAATCCTCTGGATGATGTTGACCTTCGTGCCGTCAGCGCCGCCCAGAATAAAAAAGCCGGGACCGTTTTTGTGCAGCAGCCACGAATCAGGAACCGGGGACCATTGCTCTCCAGGAGCTGGCGTGTTGGCGCTGTTGTAGAGCGCGAGTTGATCTGGGTAGTCTCCGGTGTAGAAATAACCAGTCCCAGTCCCTCCATCAGCAATGGCACGCGGGCCGTTGACCAAATACAACCCGCTCCAATTATTGTCCGCTTTGTCGATCACCAGGCTGAATGGCTGGCCAGCGGCTTTCGCAATGTCATCTGTGATCTTCATCACCGCATAGGCCGGGGCCGTTTCGCCCGAGTCATTGAGAAACGGAATTCCAGGGCGCGGCAAGCAGCACATATCCAACCACGCGATCCCCACGCCGTTATCGTCAGTCAGGAGACCAATTTCTTCGTCTAAGTCCTCTGGCTGGCCGACGAAATCCGCAGATACGCCTGCGTTCTGGCCCAGCCGCGTGCGAATCTTGGCCGCCACCACGATCTGCCCGCGTTTGTAAGGAAACGTGCCGCGCACAAAATAAGGTTTGGCCACGTTGATCGGCGTCGAGTCCTCCGCCGTGTACGGGTCGTGCAGGTAGCGGAAATTCGGGTCGGCGTCTGGATCAAACCCGCGGCAGACGATGTAGTTGACGTGGTTGTCTGCCTGATCTGGGTCGTTAGGATCGTCGCCAATCACCTGAAACGTCGCCAGCGTGGTCCCTGAGTTGGCGTAGCGACCCAAGGGCGCACGTTCACCAGTAGCCGGGTTGTAGGGCGAACCCGGCATCCTGAAATACGGCGCTGGTTGTCGCTTCTTTCTGAACATTAAGGCGCCACCCAGCCCGAGCCGGCATCTCCTAAAGAGAATGCCAGCTTGGACATCTCGGAGAGGTCGGGATATTCGTCGCTGCGGTCCTGAATCACGCGAAACATCCCCACCAGGAAATTTTGACGGCTATCGACTTGGTACTTCATCAATTCGAGTTCGGCCTGAGACGTGCCCTGCTGCGCCTGCAACCTGCGGGCGGCGATTTCCATGAGCTGCACATTGAGCTTTACCCGCATGTCGCAGAGGTATTGTCCTTTTTGCAGGCTCATCGCCGAGTATTTCGCCCTGCCGTCGAGCACGCCGGCCACCGCTTCGTTGAGTTGGGCCAGCAACTTATCGCGCTGGGCCGTCTCGTTGCGCGTGACTTCCTGCTCGGTGGCGTGAGATTGAACCGTCTGCTCGATTTGTTGCCGGCGAATGGCGGACAATTCCGCGAATACCTGGCTTGCGTTTTGGAGCTTCACTCGATCGAGGGCGTCCCGCAACGCCTGGACGCGATCCACGGCCTCCATCGTCCGGGTTCTAACCGCCGTCAGACGGCTTTCGAGATTCGAGGCGACTTCCGTTTGGAAGCGGGTGAACTGATCCTTGAGTCCGTACACCGTTGTTCGCGCCGCCAGCGTGCGGTCCCTAACGGTTTGCAGTTCCCCGAACAACTGATGCGCTGACTGGGCTCGATACCGGAGCACGTCTTGCTGAATTCCATGCAGGCGGTCTCGGCCCTCCATGCTGCGGGCGCGCATCTTGTCCTGCTGCTCGAATAGCTGATGCTGGTTCGTCAGCTTCTCCCGAGCCAGCCGGTCGTTCAGTTCCACGATGGCCTGGCTCCTCTCCCGCTCGACGCGATCCTGGTGGTCGTTCAGGACTGCCGACGAATAGAACCCACGATCGACCAGATTTTGCGCGACTTCCGACAATCGGGCGTCGAAGGCTTCGTTGATCCTGGCCAGTTCCGTCACGCCCAGGTCGGTCAGAAAGGCGCGGGCCGTGCTGGCGTGGGTCGTGAAGTCGGCCGTCAACGAGGACAGGATTTCTTCGTAGCTGACCTGATGGCTGTTGAAGGCGCTTTGGATGCTGGTAATCAGCGCACCGATTGAGCTGGACAGAGAGTTGTAGTCGGACAGGATCGTGGTCAGTAGCGTCTCGACTTGGGCGCCGTGGGCCGTCAGCACCGCTTGGGCGCTGGTCTTCAGCGCATTGATGGCGGAAGCGTGGGCCGTGTAGTCGGTCAGCAGCGTGTCGGTCAGGGACAGTTGCTCGGCAATATGACTTTCCAGGTCGCTCGTCATTCCGGCCAGAAGATCATCGAGCGTTCCCGTGTGTGTCAGGTATTCCGCGTCCAGTGCGTCAAGTTCAGCGCCGAAATCGGCCAAATAAACCGCCAAGGCGTCACTCTGCTGCGTTAGCAATGTCGAGATAGTTGCCGAGTGGCCCTCGTAGTTTTCTTCAATCTCGGTGAGCTTGTTTACATAGGCGTCGAGCTGAACCGCAACCCTACCGGACTCGGCCAGCGCCTCACTGCGGGCCAGTCCTATTTGGGTTGAGATGGCGTCCAGATCGTTCGTGAACGCGGACATGTAAACCACCACGTCGGCATCCGACTTGGCGTTCATGCTGTCGTAATGCTGCTGCGATTGCGCAAAGGCGCGATTCCAGACGGTGACAATATCTCTGTAGCGGAGATAGTTCATCCCGCGGCCTTCGTTGAAGGCGACCGTCAGCGTGTTCATCAACTGCTGGAGGATGAGCCAATTGTTCATGCTCCGCTTGGCCATCGAGTATTGGGGCGTCGGCGGTGAAGTGCTGCTGTCGTAAGAGACTGACGCCACCTGCCATCCCTGAGCCGTCAGCCAGCCCATCATTTCACGGTCGATGCCGGTTACATACGACTCCGTGAACCAGTCGGGGACGAACGGAGATGAATAGGACTGCGGCGGGATGTTGTGGGTCATCTGCCCGCCGGGATTAAACTGCGGCAAATTCGGAGTTGTCATTTGCTGTTCCTTACACCAGTACGAAAAGTAAGCACGCGCTCAGGTCCAAGGCATCCCCATTGGTCCCTGGGGCGGTGCAGCGCAGTTCAATCGCGTCGCTCCAAGCCACGTCGTAATTCGAGGTGGAGATGGCCACCGCCGAGCCGTCCACCCAGGCCCCGGCAGTCGAAAGCTGCAACCCCGCGTTACTGTCTTGCGTGGATACGAGGTTTCCGGCCACCTTCATGTTCAGCTTCGGCTGAGCCGCGCCGGTGTCCGCCGTCTTGTGCGTGGCGGAAATCGCCACGAGATAAGCGGCTGACCTTCGCCAGCGAACATACTGATTCCCCTCTGCGGCAAGAATGTCCTCGGCGTTGTCGGCGTAGGTTCCGGCAACCTTCAGGTCCATCGCAACCACTTGAGCCGGGGTTCCGATTTCCAAAGCCGTGAGGTCGTGGCCTACATCCAGTGGAGCGCCGGCCACGGTCATCGAGGCATTGGCTGAGACGGCCGTGATGATGCCGTAATAGGTTGTCCCGTTGTAGGTGTAGCGCACCGGCCTTCCTACGGCGAGGTCGCTGGTGTCGGAGAAGGTCACGCTGGACGTGCTCGCTGGCGTGGCCGTGTATTTCGTACCGGAAACGGTCGTCCATGACGGTTCAGTGCTCGCAGCGACGATGTAATCCGCCAGCGCGCTGAGCGCTGTGTACGTTGCCACCCCGCCCTGCGATACAAGCAGCTTGTCGGTATCGGCCAGGGCCGCCTGGGAAAGCGTTTCGATGTAGGTCGCCGCGCCCGCCAGGATCACTTCTCCCACGTCATCGACCGTCGCCTTCATCGGCACGCCCGACTGGCAGACCAGCAGATCGTCGGCGGCCTCCACCGTGGCGGAGTCGAGCCCCGAAATATCGAGCACGTCCGCTTGCAGGCCAGTCAGTAGGAATGTCTGCAACTGACTGATAGCGGCTTCCTTCTTCGTGCCGCTTTGGTCGATCAAGAACGTGTCGGTGGCGGCGACTGATGCGGCAGCGCTTGCGCCCCACATCGTCGCCTCAACATAGGTGGCGATTTCCAGGCCGGTGCAATACTTCGGAGCGCCTGAGACGAGGATGTAGAACTTGTCAGTGGCGAGGAGCGTCCCAGTATCAGACAGGCCCGCGACGTAGGTGGCGAAGTCCGCGTTTAACTTCGTCTCCAAGGCCGTCAGCGTGGTCTTTTTGCCGACGCCGGATTGCACCACCAAATAGTTGTCGGTCGCTCCTAGAGTTGCTGTATCCAAACCGGAAATGTCCAGCACGTCCGCTTGCACTCCGTCCAATACGAACGTAGCCAAGGCGTCCACCGTGGTCGTCTTGCTCACTTCGCTGCGGCCGATCACCAATTCGTCGCCAGTGTTGATCGTTCCAACGCTGGTTTGGCTCCAGGCTTGAGTGAGAACGTAGGCCACGATGTCGGCAATGTCAGCCGTCTTGGCGACGGAACTGCGGTAGAGCGTAAACTTGTCGCTGGCCGCAACCGGGCTGACTGCGGAACTGGCCCCCAGTGCCGCCAGCACGAAATCAGAAACGGTGTCCACCGTGACGGTCTTCTGCACGTCCGACCTCTGACACACCATCACGTCCGTACTTAGAGCGGGATCGACCACGCTGGCATCCCAGGCGGAGTCGATAACCGCCGCCCCGATTTCTGCCAGGAAGTAAGCAGCCAGGGTATCTGCGTTCACGTACTTCGGAACCCCGCCCTGGATCGAGTAGAGCACGTCGCCATCGACTACCGCGGTGTTTTCTGTCAGGGCGGCGACGTAGGTAGCGAAGTCCGTCCAGAGCTTCGTTTCCAAGTCCTCCAGCGAGACCTGTTTCGGCGTCGTCGTCTGGCACACGACGAACAGATCAGTCGCTCCCAGTGTGGCCGCAGCAAGCCCCGACAGGTCGAGCACGTCTGCCTGAATCCCATCAAGTACGAAGGTTTGCAGGTCGTCGGCCGTGATCGTCTTCGCCACGCCAGAACGCTCAATCACCACCAGATCGCCGGTCACGATGGAGTCAACGACGGTCGAATCAAATGCCCGTTCCAGGGCGTAATCGGCCACGTCGTCCAAGGCGAACGTCTTGATCGTCCCTGCCCGGTCCCCGTGCAGAATGTCCCCGGTCGTCGGTGTCTCGGCAGTGGCCGCGACTTGAGCGGCGTTGATGTACGTCAACAGCAGAGCGGGAGTCACGTAAAATGGCGTCGTGTCGATGACGGGGATTTTCTCGGAACCGCCGATCGTATCGACCGTGAGCGACCCTACAAATTCGCTGAACTTTGGCATCTGTTCGTGCTCCTACGTTGCGGATGGGCTGCTCGACGCCGACGCCGATGGAGTGCTCGATGGCGAGGCCGAAACTGAAGTCGATGGCGAGGCCGAAACTGAAGTCGATGGCGACGTGGAGGGTGATATGGACGGGCTGGCGGAAGGCGTGCTCGACACCGACGAAGATATTGAAGGACTGGACGATGGCGTTCCCGAAGGAGACGAGGATACCGAGGCTGAAGGAGACGGACTGCTCGACGGCGAACTCGACACCGACGCCGAGCGTGACGTGGACGGACTGCTGGAAACTGAGCCAGAGGGTGACGATGACGCGGACGGGCTGCTGGACGCCGTGGCAGACGGCGAAGCGGACGTGCTTTTCGACGGGCTGCTGGAACGCGATGAGGAAGGCGACGGAGTGCTCGATGAACTCGCCGAAGGTGACGCTGAAGGGCTGTGCGACGGGCTTGCGGAGAGAGACGACGACGTAGAACTGGACGGCGTGCCTGAAGGCGATACCGACGCGGACGCTGACGGTGACGAGGAAGCCGAGCGCGACGGACTGCTTGACCTGGAGGCTGAGGGCGAATGCGAAGGCGAACTTGATCGTGAAACCGATGGCGACGAGGATTTGGAGGACGACGGCGAACGAGACGGTGACGAGGATGGCGTTACGGATGCCGAAGACGAAGGCGAAGTTGAGGGAGAGGCTGACACGGAAGCCGAAGGCGACGTGGAAGGCGAAGCGGACGGGCTGCTCGACTGAGACACCACGCCGCCCGGAACTACCCCGTCGTCACCGCCGCGCCATTGTCCTGATCGTGCCATTTCAACTCGTCGTATCGAACATCATGCTTTCAAAGGCCCACTTGTCCGTGGATTGCAACCACAGACAACACCAGATTCCCCGCACTCGCGGATAGACCATGATCGACCGCCCGGCCTTCCAGTTGCCGCTCTGTTTTACCAGGCTCGAATAGCTCGCGCCGCTGCGGAAGGACTCGATGGCCGTCTTCGCGTTATCGGCCGCTTCTTCCGCCGTGTCCCCCGTCAGAATGCGCCAGTTGACCTGTCCGCCACCGGCCGCAAGGCTGGCGTGCAGATTTATCATGCGGCCATAGAACCCTTTGATTCCCAGGCGGATCGGGCCGAAGACGACGTGCGATGTAATCGCCGCGCCATCGTCGTTGTCTCCAGTGACTTTGCGAATGTAACCGTCCCCACCGGCCAGCAGCAGTTCGCCGTCGTGCTGGCAGACCACGCGGGGAGAATGGTTGTCCTGAAGCCACGTTGGCCAGAACGCTTGCGGAACGGTCTCGTAAACCCAGTGGGTGTCACTTCCGCCTGCGGTGCGGAGATAGATGTGAAATGCTCGCCGGTCCTGCTCCCAACCCAACGAAACTGTCGTCGTGCTCGTGTCGATGTCCCGCAGTTCGTCGGGAATCGCGTTCAGCGTCAGGGGCGTCAGGCCGGAGCCATCAGCCTGCACCTGATACAGCCCGTCTTCGGACAGAAAGATGATCGTGCCATCCACCTTGACCCAGGCTTTAGAACCGATGATCCCCACCGTTTCGGAAATCCTGCGCAAAGCTCCGCTGGTCGGGTCGCCCTGAACCACCCACAGACTGCGGGCCGTGGCGCAGATCAGGTAGGCGTCCATGCACGGAATCATCGCCGTGGGCCTCGCCCCGACGTCGGCGCTCAGCGCCAGTTGAAATGGAATCGCCCGTTGCTGGTCAGAGAAATCAACCCCGAAGTCGAAGTCGCCGTAAACCCCCTGCCGGCTCATGTAGATGGCGTTATCCTGCCCGGAGAGACAGAGCCGGTCGCGGTAAATCGCCCCGAACGTGCAACTCGTGGGAATCGTGCCGGCACTGGCCGCCAGGCTATCCACCTGCCCGGTCTTGGGGTCGATCTTGGTGACTCCGCTGGTCGTCACCGCGAACACCTTCTGCTGGCCCGCGACGAGAAACCCAGTGGCAGGAACAGAGCCTTCGCCAACGGTGATCGGCACTTCGTCTTCGTTGGTGATGGTCTGGCCGGCTTCGTTCGTGAGGTAAGCGACCAGCGCTGTTACCGTGCCGTTCTCGACGACCTTGATCGAAGAATCCACCAGCACGAGCAGGACTTCGCTGGCCCCGCCGGCTGCGCTCGATACGTTGATCGAAACCATATCGGAGATCGTGGTCCCCAGGTCGTCGTTGACGAACTTGGTCAGACCAGGACGACTGCCGCCTCTCATGCGACGGTCGAGAGCATCTTCCACGCGGACATTGACTGCCCACGGACTCGGCCACGGTCCGCGCGAATCGGGAGTGGATCGAAGCGATTCGCGTCGAACCACTCCCCGCATCGGGAATAGGATGTCCTTGGTTGGCATCACGGATCAACCGGGCTGTCCCGGTCGCGTTTGTTCTTCGCTTCTGCTTCGGCTTTACTCATGCGCTCAAGCAATTCCTTCTGGTTGACGGCTACGCCAGCGATGTCTCGCGCAGCGTGAACCATATCGCGGGCATCGCTCATAATCCGCAGAATCACCCTTCGCAGTTCTGCACACTCCGTGGAAAACGCGTCGGTCAGCGATGAGCAACGCGATTCATGCTTGGCGCTGATGTCCAGCAGGGTCTTGTTCGCTTCGGAGTGAATCTCGCGCGCGTGCGTTAGCATGTACCGCAGCACGAAAAATGCTCCAATCCCAGCCACGACCATCACCAACACAAACAGGTAAATCACTCCGCTCTGGTCGGACTTTGCGGCCTGCTTTTTGATTTCTTCCATGAGCACGGTAATCGTGACCGGATCAGCGATTTGGGCGAATAGCATTGGATTGGCACCTATATACTTGGCTCATCTAGGTCCAGCGGCCCATAGTCCGTTGCTTGGAATCTTGACACCTTCCAACTTTTCAAGCTCGTCGGTCATCGCCATTCGCTGCTCATGCGAGTAGAAACGGCCACAATCCTGATCCTGCAGAATCCAACGCAGTGTTTCGCGGCGTTCTTCCTGCTTTTTGGTCAACTTTTTCTTTTTTTCAGGCATGACTTGCTCCCTTGCTGAGTCAGGTATATAGGTGCCATTGGATTCCTTAATGCCAATCAGGAATGGGACGGAAATGTTCGATCAACCAGGACAGAGGACGCTCTGCGTGGGGCCACTTGCCATTTAGCCATAGTTCGCGCGAGTACGCCCGCGCTGCGTCGATCTGCCTCTGGTTGATCGGGTAAGGCCAGGATGATTCGCCGTCCTTGCCGAAGTTCCCGGTGCGGAACAGGTGGGCGAACCAGGTCTTGAGCGAAGTGACCATCCGGCCCCCGGAGAGCCATGCCTTGCAGGCCAGTTCGGTTCCGTACTGCCCCCAGGAACCGTGCCCCTCGTCCATGCCGCCAAGTTTCCAGAACCGCTCGCGTTCCATCAGGAAACAGGCCCCGATGCAACTCATCGTCTCGACAACGCCGCTCGGTTCCTGCTTTTTGTATGCGTCGGTGTGCCTGTACCCGCGCCAGTATTGAAAGTGCAGCGCCTTGTCGAATCGCCAGACGGTCGTGGCGGGATACTCAAACCGCGGATTCCAGACCATCGCCATCGTAAAATCCGTCCCATTGCACTCCTTGCATTCCTTGGGGCGGGTTCCCTGATACTCCCTCTCGCCGCAGCCGTTGCAGTGCCAGTCGAAGACGTGCAGGCGGTGCATCGATGGAATCATCGTCATGTCGGGCTGCATGTCCGCGATCAGCTTCACGTCGAAGCCGTCCTCCACGGCGCAGTGGGCATCGAGCTTGCAGATATATTTCGCCCGGCTGAGCGCTGCACCGTAATTCGTCGCCGCTCGCTGACCTACTGACTCACCAAAGTGGACAACCTGCAATCGTGGGTTCTGAACCAGTGGCGGATTGCACCAATAGCCATCGTTGATTGCGATTACCTCGGTGTCCTCGCGACTGTGCGCAAGCACGTCCTCGACTGTGTGCCGCATGAATTCCTCATTGCGCCCCGGCACAATCACGGACAGAAGCTTAGCTTTCGACACGCTCTTTCCTCTCTTGCTCTTGATGCCAGAAATTTCGCTTGGTCTTGCGCGTCAGCTTGTGGAACAGCCCTTTCGGGTCGGCGTCCACGTCGCCGACGTACTTGCCGTTTGGAAACATGAGCATCTTCGGACGGTGCGCGCAGACCATAGAACCTTCGCCACCGTGCTTCAGCTCATACGTCCGCCAGGCGCTGCGAAAGGCCCGGTCCTCGCCTTGTGGGTAAGGCTTCTCTACGAGGTCTTCCCGGTAGCCACCCAGTTCCCAGAACACATCCCGCCGCATGGCGAAGTTGTTTGGGAGTGGGCCGAGCTTCAATCCCTGATTCTTCGGCAGGCCGTACTCCGCGAGCACGTCCCGGTCTTGGGTTAATCGCCCGCGTTCGTCGAGGATGCCGAACTCACGGCTGAACTGCACTTTAATGCCGGTGAATCCCCTCACGAAGTCCAGCAGCTTGCGGTCGGCAATGTGATCCAGGTCGTACATCAATAAGTATTTGCCAGTCGCTAGTCGCGCCCCTGCGTTCCGAGCCAGCGCCCAGGTCCACGGTCGCCTGTCGTTGGTTCGGTGAATCTTCGCGAGCTGACTGAAGTGATTCTCAATCGGCGGGTCACTGCCGTCGTCCACCAGAATCAGTTCTGTGTCACCAGGCAGTCCGATGTTGTAAAAGTGCAGCAGTTGCCGGCGCACGACTTCGTGCGACTGGAATACCGGAATGACAATGCTCAATTTGATCGTCACGATCCCAGCCCCGCCCTTTCCGCTCCCCGCTGCCAGAAGGCGGTCGGTTCCATATCCCGCGTCACGTACCACGGGTCAATCCAGTGGCAGTGCGTGTAGGAGTCCACCGCCGGAATGACGCCCGACATGGCGAATGAGCAATAATCGTGAACCAGTACCAGCCCACCCTCGCGGACCTTCGCCGCCCACTGGATGATGTCACGCACCGCGGCGTCGAACGAATGGTCCCCGTCGATATGGACCCAATCGAGCGAACCGTCCGCGAAATCGTCCACCGCGTCGAGGCTGGGCTTGCGGAGAATCTTGAACCCATAGTTCGCGGCGTTTTCCTGTGCCCCGGCGTAGATCAAGTCCTGCCGCTCCTGCGAAACCCGGTGATAGGCCCGGTACGGGTCGATGCAGGTGATGTCCAAGTCTGGGATATGCTCGCGCCAGAGCTTCGCGGAAGCCCCGTAGCGGCAGCCCACTTCGACAGCTTTCACAAGCCCCATGTCGCGCATCGTTCGCGCCAGGGCCACCCGGCCGCCTTCCCGGCGCGAGAGGGGAGTCGCCAAGAGCGGTAGGTTGTCCTTGCCGCCCATGAAGCGAAAGTGCTTCTCAAGGTGTTTCCGAAGATCGAGCATCTTCCGCTACCCCCTGGTTGTAAATGGCTGCGATGTCCGAGGCTTTGCCCCACACCGGAATATCCCACGCTTTCAGTTCTCCCGGCTTCCGTTCCAGGCCCGGCGTGTTGACGTAGGTAGGCGAAAGCCCTTGCGGGTGGCAGAGGTTCACCATCGGCTCGATGCAGTGCCACTCCACGAGCTTGTTCCGTTTGACCCCCAGAATCCGCTCCACTTCCGACCGCCCGATCTCCCCTGTGTAGTCCTTCCCGTTGGGGTACTTCTTCTCGCGCTCCTCCAGGGCGTCGATCACCAACTGCCGCGGCCCGATCATCGTGAAGTTGCCGTACTTCCGAATCGCCGAGAAGAACGGCCTCTGCGCCCAAGAAAATACGGACCAACGCGACATATCATAGGCCACCGCATCATCCGGCGGTCGGAAGTCGTTGAAGTGCCTCGCGGGATAGAGCGTGTCGTCCTCCGCGACCGCCACGTACTTCGTTTCGGCCAGCTTCGCCCCGCGCAAAAGCTGTCGGTACACGTTCCAGGCGCAGAACGGCCCCTCTTGAATGAGGTACGTCGTGTTCGGCCGGTCCAGTTCCATCCCCTCCTTGGAAATGACCACCATCGGCCGCCCGTCTGCTGCGCGCAGCAGATGCTCCAGGTGAACTTTCTCCCACCTGGAAGGAAGGGCGTTTGTTGTCAGGAAAATGATGGTCAGGTCTGGCATGGCTACGTTGCCGAAGGAGAACTCGAAACCGACGCGGACGGAGAACTCGACGGCGAACTCGACACGGAACTCGACGGCGAACTGGACGTGGAAGCCGATGGCGACGTGGATGGGGAACTGGACGGCGACGTGGACGAAACCACCGTCCCGACATTGCCCTCCAAAACTTCCCAGCGGTGTGACCCAGCGGAGATCGTGACCGAAATCAGCGACAGGAAATCGCTTGCGTCCGCAAACGTCGCCTGCGTTTCCAGGGCCACGTTCAGGCCGGCGGGAGCCGTTACAACCACATCGCCGCCTCCGTCCGTCTTTAACCGAAGCGTGAAGCGGATTCCTGGCTTCGTGGGCGTGGCGAGGGTTCTGGTTTCACCGGAAGCGCCGGACACCATCTCGCAAATCTGCAAGTCCGCGTTGGCGCGAATGATCCCCGCGTTGCCTGGATCGGTGAGGATCTTCGGCCCGCGATAAAGATGATGGTGGATGTTGAGGGAAGTTGACATAGGAACATTTCCTTTCGGAAAAGAGGAACTAAGCAGAAATCGAAACGCCGACGTTGCCTTCCATGACCTGCCAGCGGTAAGTCGCCCTGGCAGTAGCAGTGGGCGCGGTGTACTCCACCGACATGAGTTGCAGCAGATCGCTGGCGTCGGCGAAACGCGCGACCGTATCGCCTTCGACGTTGAATCCGTTCTCGGCGGTTACGAGGATGTCGCCGCCATCCGTCATTAGGCGCAGGGCGAACCGGATTCCCGGCTTGGTCGGAGCAGCCAGCGTCCGAGTCTCAGCGGCGGTGGAGACCATCTCGCAGATTTGCAGGTCGCCATCCACGCGAATCGTCCTGCCATTTCCGGGGTCCGGCAGCAGGTGATCCGATTCGTACAGATCGCGGTGGACATTATGCGGGTCCATGAACATTTCCTTTCGGAAAAGAGGAATTAGCTTTTGCCCTGCACCTTAGCCGTGCCATTAGCGCCGGCTGAAACAATCTTCACGAACCCTGCGGCGAAGCAGGACGGCGGGAACGAGTACCACCGATCCGCCGTGGTCGCGATCGTGGCGGCGTTGCCCTCGTGATCGTAAACAGCCCGATACGTTCCGCCTTCCGTATCGCAGGCCCAGAACGTAATTGAGGTAACGCCGGTCGGAATCTCGATTAAACAGTCTGCCCCCGAGCGCACGTCCAGCACGTCGCAACTGCCGATCGTGGAATTGATAGCCAACGACACCGTTCCCCATTTGCGGGCCAGTCCGTCGTTCATTCCAGAACTTCCAATGCGTTTTGTGGTCATATGCTTAAACTTTCAAAAAGTTATGGCCTTAGCAGCCGCATCATGCGGGAATGGCTGCTGCTGCCCCCACTCGCCGGCGCTGCCTCCTCCGCCCCCAAGCTGATGCTCGGCTCAGTGGCCGCCAACGTGCGGGCAAACACCCAGTCGATTACCTGCTGCTGGCCGGCACCATTCGTGAACTTCCCTTGAGTGATCCAGAAATTTTTGGCAGTCGATAGGAACGTCGAGTCACTGGCCGAAAACCACTGCGTATCGTTTCTCTTCACTACGATTGCACCGGCTGCGCTATACGACAGCGACATGCGGTGTCGCCCACCGTCGTCAAGCGGCCCAGCGATCCCGGCCCCAATCGCAGCGGGCGCTCCAGCCGTTGGGACTTCGTACAGAAACGCCATATTCGCAGCCGTTTGCTGAATGCCCTGATGGTAGACCGCGTAACCATCCCGCTTCATGTTGCTGAACCAGTTGGTTGTGCCACCGGCACCATCGACCATCACCCCAGCCCCTAATCCAAAGTGCGAATAGTTCGAACCGCAAATGCGGGAAAACTCAATCACGACGCCGTTGGTGAAAGTCGGCACGCTGATTAGCGTGACCGAGCTATTCGTCAGATTCGTCGGCAGCAGCGACGTAGAGCTATTATTGAGTTGGGTATTCACTCCGCCGCTGCCCTTGGTGTCGAGCGTCCACTTGGCGGCGTCCAGTGACGCAGCAGCGGAGGTGGGTGCGAAGCTCGCGTTAGGCGTGAATCTGGCAACCTTTGGGACTAGGAGGACGCCAGTGTTGCCAGATACCGTGTATATTTTGCCGTTGTGTACGCCCGTGCAATTCTGGGCAATTAGCCTCGCCGTGCCATACACCCACGAATTCCCGGCCACATCGTAGATTTGCAAATAAGGGCAAGCCGAGGATGCATCTTCCCTAGTTCCGCCAATCACGTACAGGTTGGCGTTGACTTCGTTGACCTCCTTGTAATTAACTCCGAATGGAATGTCGGCAATTTGCGCCCATGTGTCTGTGGCGGGCGTGTAACTATCACAGCGCAACTGTGGGTTGGTCACATTTGAATACCCGACCATGCTATTGCTGCCGGATATGCAGTAGGCTATGTCGTTATAGGCGCAGGCGAAATTTCCAAGCTGCCGAGGTGCCGGCCAGTTTGTGGCCGTGGTGCTGTCCCATGTGTTTGAGGCGGGAGTATAGAAATCAACAGGAGCTATGAAGTCCGGGAGCCGGCCTCCAAATAGGTAGATTTGGTTGCTGATAACCGCCGAGCCCATATCCTCGCGCGCCTGCGGCATGTCCGCCTTAGTGGTCCACGTGTCTAAGTCTGGGTCGTACTCGTAACAGTTTGTGTACTGAACGCCACCGTCTTGCCCGCCCATGAAATAGAGCTTGCCGCTAACGGCATCTAAGGTGGGACTCTCAACACCCGTTGCGGCCTCATTTGGTGCCGGAATATCTGCCAACTCCTCCCATACGCCACCAAGCCCTTGTGTTAAATCGTAGCGGTAAAAGTTAGGAGTCAGCGCACCTGCAATCCCGCCGGCCCCAGCGTAAAGATAATCGCCCAGAACTGCCGCCGCCCCCTGCCCGATGGCTATTGGAAAATCGGTGAGCGTTTCCCATGTTCCTTCATTGACTCGCCGCGTGCCAAAGTCATCGAAGAACAGGAACACTTCGTCGCCGTCGGAAGCATCAGTGGCCGATCCGTTCCCGAAGTACAGCCAGTGCTCGTTAGTGATGTCGGTGGTCTTAAACCAAATACGCGCCGTCTGAGCGTTGGCGTCCCATGCCTCAATCCAGTGCGGCACAAGGGCGGCGGCTGTTGCGTCCCACACGCGGATATCGTCGCCGTTGGCCTGCGCGTGGGAGAAATCGAAGTTGGCCGACGTAAGGACGATCAAAACCTGATGGTCCGTGACCGCTGTAGCGGCCCCGTCCGTTAGCTCTCGTCGATATGCCCAGCCAATTGGAAATGCCATTTTTCAATTCGTGGTCAAAACTAAATCAGGAGGTACTGTCCAAGATTGGTCGCCGTGCTGAAAGCTGATCGTGAACACGCCGGGAGTTGCCGGGGTATCAAACGACAGCTTCAGGGGGTTGGTGGCGTCAATCAGTCCGCCGCTCGCGAAGTAAACGCCGTTGGCATAGGCATAAACGCCGCCGCCAAAGTTCGTCTCGCCGGGCGGGTACTTTGTGACAGTGAAAACCGCCGTCTCGCCGGCAGCAATCGTGGTCGGTCCCGTAACCGTGAAAGCCGGGTACTGCTTAATGACCTCAAACGCCGTCACTGGAATGTTCTGGAGGGTAAGGAGGTTGTTTTGGTCCCAACGGTCATCCGGCACGCCTCCAATGTAGGGACCAGAGCCCAAACCCGTCCCGGTGATGTCGGTGTTAATTAGCCCATACTTGTACATGCCATCGAGGATGACGCGCGCTTGCCCGGTGTACTCTCCCTTATGCGCCTCGTACCAAACCTGTTGCAGTCGTAGCCTCACGCCAAACCGAAGTAAGCGAGTGTCGCCTGCCGCAGCGACTGACGATCGAGCTGGAAAAACGTATCGCCCGTAGATTATGCCAACTGGGAACGTCGCCCGAATGACGTGACCTACATCGCCGCTGGCCACGTCGTCGTACTTCAGTAGTAGCGGCGCTATCGGCAAAGCCGCTGCATCGGCGCCGAACTTCCCGGCCTCTTGCCGCATTTCTCCGGTGACGAGATTCCAGCGAGCAATCGAGGACGATTGCCAGTTCGTGCCTCCGTCGTTCGTGCGAACCTGATAGACCTCGCACAGTTCATGCGGCACCCCGGTCACAGAGTCAAGGACGTAGAACGAAATATGCCGGTCGTAGTCCCCAACCATCATCCCTGGAGGGCCGGCAAGCGGTTCGACTTCATTCTCGTATGAACCCAGGGGTGGCATCCGCAATGGGCCGGCATCGCTTGGGTAGTATGGCGGGTCGAACGCCAGCAGCGGTTGATCGTGGGGAACTACATTGAACGGGTAGCCGTAGGGCCGCGAGACGTAACCTACGCCCGTGCTGGAAAAATCAATGTGCAGCTTGGCACCAAACGGCCCCCACTGCTCTTGCAGGATGTAATCTGAGTTTTCGTCAACTGGCTCGGTGCGGCAGTCGTGCGCGAACCATTGCCAATAAAACCCGTTAGCAAATGGCGTCCAGCCGCCGAATGAGGGGTGAATGTTTCCCGCCGCAGTTATCCCGTCAGACGGCCGCATTCCCGACTTGCCGACTTGCACCTTGCCCGTGGATGGCGGTGGGGTGGGCGGAGGGGGAACGTCGAAACTATTTACCCACAGCGTCAGCGCAGCGGCAAGGCTCACTAGCATGGCGCTGATTGTTAGCCAGAGAGTTTTTGTTTGGGGCTGCATTAGTTGAAAACATGCCTTAGCTTGTTTTCTCCCTTTGTTAAAACTGGTTCAAAAGCCGAAAGTGGAATGTTTTTCAGGTCGTTGGCCCAGTCAGGGGCGCAGAAAGAAAAGCAAAGCTGGTCATCGTCGAGGTCGTCCCGTACCTCAATCCCAAGTGCTTTCATCGCGTGCAGAATTACCCCCGATTGGCCAGAATATTTGTGCTTGTTTTCCTCGTACCACTGCTTGTCCAGCAAGACTTTGCCGATCGGAACATACCGACGAATTGGCCGCCCCATCCAATCGTATTGAATTTCGCTCATTGATCGTCTAATCCTGCAGGCGGAAACGATACAGCTCTGATTTTACCAGATGATCCTAGTTCGATTGGCATGGCGGCTATGAGTAGCAATGCGTACATGATTCAAGTCATCAACTAAGTACTCCACCCCCAATTCCCCATTGCGTTGATGCGGTCGATCTTCGCCAGCCAGTGTTGCGTCCAATCCCGCTTCGGAGGCACGCTACGACGTAGCTGCTTCTTCTCGGATTGGTACGCCCGGCTGGCCTGCACGCGGGCTGCGTGAGCCTCAACGCGGGCCTTTCGTTCTGGGTCGTATATGTACGATCGCCGCAACACGGTCAAAGCACATCTCCATCGAGAGTGATGACGCCAATGCGAGCAGCGCGGGACCAGTATTCGGAATCGTGTGCGCGCTCGCCCCTGGGCATGTCCGGCCCAAGGCTGGTGGGGGCGGATTCTTCCAAGTCCGCCTGGATTGCCAGCGGAAGCAACTCTATGAAGCGCTTCGTGTGCTGCTTCTCCTGCTCGTCGAAATTCCGCTCCGCCGCAGCAAGGCAGGCTTCCGTGATGACTTGGGCTAACGTCTCTCCGCCCACGGGATAGAGATTGGTCGCGTCGATCATCGTTGGCCGGAGGATCATCGGGACGCGCAGGACGTAGGCCGCATCGGGCGTGGGGTAGAACGCCAACCGCTTCCGGCTTCCCACTGTCGGATCGAATTCCGCAGTTCTTATCGAGAAGAAGATGGGGCGATCATAGTACGGGTTGTTTTGCTGGAATGTACGAATAGCTTGATCGTGCTTCTCGCGGACAGGCGGATAACAATCATTTTGGTCTGGGTAGTAGGTCAACTGCCGATCGCCGCTGAGGTCCATAAAGGAATCGGATAGTGGTATCTCCGGCCGCCCCAGTTCAAAAGCACTGGCCGAGGCCACTGTGACCGAAGTATCGTCCAGCGTGATCTGGGTGTTCCCGTCTCTGCTGGCGACGGAATAGTAGCTGTTGCTGACCTTCAGAATTCCGTCAGCCGCCCAACTTGGGAACGTGCCGCCAACCAGCGTCACCACGCCGGCTGCGATCGTGACCGTCCCGGTGGCATACGGTGCGGTCGTCGTGATGTCCTCGATCGGCCTGAAGAATGACCACGGATGCGCCGCGTAAACGTCGCGCAGGCCGTCTTCAATACACTGCTCGATGTCCGCCGTCTGGTCGGACGAATAGCTCGCGCGAATCCCGAACAGGTAGTGCCCTACCCTTTCGAGAAGCGTCGCGTAACTCGCTGTCAGCGCGTCAGGCATGGGAAGTCCCTGTCCGGGGGCGGGTCAATTCGCCCGCCCCCGGAGTTGCCAGCAATGGACTACAGGAGCTGAGCAGCGCCCCACCAGTCGAGGCTCAGCGTCAACGCCGTGTCGCCCGCCGAATCCTTGATTCCGATAATCGGAGCCAAGAGCACGTCGTCCGGGAACGTGGCCGCGTCAACCTCCGAAGTCGTCAGGCGGGCTGGCGTGATATTCCCGCCAGGCAGAGCGTTGTTGACGTACCACTCCACCGTCTTCGGGTGAGCCCGATAGCGGAAACCGATCTTGAAGTATGTGGTCGCGACTGCGGTGTGCAGGGCGTTCAACTTCGTCTTGGTCGCACCGTCCTGGTACGTCTGGCCGTCAGCCTTGTAGGCCCCGTCCCAGGCCGCGCCTTCCGCCGCCAGCTTCACGAAGCCGAGGAAGTTCTTGTCGGCGAGGGCGTCCGAATCCGTGAACAGCAGATCGGTGGTAATCATGTCGGCCTGACCCAGGCCGACGCCGATGTCCCACTTCGCCGCCGTGATCGCCGACACTGCCAGACGGGCCTCGAACACGAGGTCTTTGTCGGCCAGCTTGAACGGAGCGGTCAACGTCCCGCCCCACTTGACGATCACCTCGTCCTCCTGTGTGTCGCCAACCAGCGTCATTCCCAAGATGCCCTTCTCCGTCGCCGTGTCGGCGGCCAGAGCCAGCGTGCCTCCCGAAGTCAGGAGCGTGGCATACGGGCCGTCGAGCGTCGTCGCATTGAAGGTGTGGAAGTTGTCGAAGAACCCGAAGGCGGGATTCCCGCTGGGGGTCGTGAAGTGAGTGCCGAGCGGCCCCATCGAAGCCGGCGGCGCGAACGCTTTCCACAGACGACCGGAAGGCAGTCTGGAATCGAAATCGTCGAACGTGAGGTGCATGGTTTATTCCTTTTGGTTAGCGGGAGTGTCCCAGCCAAGGGTGGGCCTTGTCCCTGTGAAAAACAGTCCCTCAAGTAAGGTCGGGGCTCTTGTTTTCCGTCGCGCCCCGTTTACGACGCTACGGCCGTACTCAAAGAGTAGGGCTACGTGGTTTCGGTCACGGTTTCGGTGCAGTAGCCGCGGAAGTTGGCCCGGCGGTTGAAGCACACGAGCTGAACGGAGTCGTCCATGCAGCGGACGCGGACGTTGCTCATGTCCTTGTGCTGAAACGCCTTGCGCTTCCGCATCCGGCGCCCGGCTGCGTAGTAGCACTTGAAGGTGCTCCAGTTGACGCCCAGGATGATCCCGTCCGTGCGGGCGTTCTGCGAAGCGGCGTTCGTCCAGGCGGAAACCCAGTTCAAAGGCACCCCGCGGATATAGACCGTTCCGCTGTGCGCCGCCATGTCGTCGCCGATATTGTCGTTGCCCAGTTGGAGCAAGCGACGCGCGGCGGCCAGGCGCGAGTGCGTGGTCAAGAGTTCCCAGTTCGGCTTGCCCTGCGCCACGATGTCCGGGCGCTGGACCGGCGGCTCGAATTCGCAAAGGTCCATAGAATCGATGACCTTCTCCACGAAGTCGTCCCGATCAACGACCGTGTAGGGGAACGTCCGGTTCCGCCACTGGTCATACGTGCCAGCCGAGATTCCACCGACGCCGTTGGAACCCCATCCCAGAGGCTCGTAACCGTCGAAGCCCTCTTCCGAGTTGTTCTCCGTCGTGCTGTCGTCCGTGGAGGTGATCCACCAGAGCAGCGAGACGGGCGGGAAGGGAGACTGCACGGGACTGGAAGGCCCCGGCCCGAACATCAGGTCTTCCATGCCGGTGTAGAACGAAGTCATCAGGTCTCGTTCCAGAGACTCGATGTAATCGTAAATCTGCCGGCCGCCGGTGCGGAAGATTTCCTCGTCGATGTCGTAGTGGTAGTTGTTGGTCGTCAACCCCCACTTGAGTGAGCCTTCGTCCAGGACGTTCACGCGATCCGAGGAATCCCGGTGGTACAGGCCGACAACCTGGAAGTTGTCGTTGGTCCGCACCTTGATCTTGAACTTGCACTGGGAAGTGCTCATCACGTTCTTCCCGGCCGGGTCGAAGAGACGCGAGGCGTACTTGTAGTGCTGGAGCGGCAAGGAAATATCCTGCGCCGCCCGCTCCTCCTCACCAACGTAGCGCTGGTGAATCGAGTTCACGAAATCGTCGATTTGTTCAATGCCGAGTGCCATCAGGCGATCCTTTATAGATGCCCGCCCATTTCCTTGAACTTTCGGTCAAATTCGTCCCGCGGGTCTTCCCGTGGGTCTTGCGGACGGGTCGCCCCGCCGCCTTGTCGGCCGTCTGCTTGTTTGGAAATCTTGCGGGTTCGGTTTTTGAGGTTGTGCTTTTCAAACTCCGATGAGAAGACCATTGGAGCGGCTCGGCTGACCATCGAACCAAGTTCGACATCGCGGCCGAAAGTTCGGTAGCCTGCCTGGAGCACACGGGCCTGCGCCATAACCTCTTCACGCTTCTTCAGTTCGTCCGGCGTCTCCTTGCCGGTCACTCCGAACAGCTTGGGCATGTCGAGTTTGTCGATGGCTGAATCGAAGCGGTCCTCTTCCGCCTTGGCATCCGATTCGTGGAATCGGTCTTCCAGGGCTTTGAATCGCGTTTCGAGCGTTTCAAACGCTTTCAGACGGTCTTCGTAGTGATCGCGCATCCGCGTGAACTCACTGACGATTTCCTCGTCATACACGGCCTTGTCCAACTTGATCTCATACTTGCCGTCCGCAGCTTCGGATTTCTCCTCTGGCTTAGGTTCGGCCTTGGGCTTCTCGTCCTTCTTCAAGAACCGGCCCTTTTCATCGCGGCCTGTCGCACCCTTTTCCTCTTCTGCCATTGCCTTTTGGCCGGCAACGAGTGCGATCTTGTCGAAAAGTCGCAGCGCCCGATCGAACTCCTCGCGACTGGCGAAATCGGCAAGCTCCGATTCCTCAAGACCAAGCGCGGTTGCCTCGGCTTTCAAGTCCTCGTCGAACCAGGACTCCTCACCGGCTTTCTCGGCTTTCGCCGAACTCTCGCCTTCGCTTTTAGCGTCGGCGGATTTGCCCTCGCCGGACTTCTTCTCGGCGAGTGTTTCTTTGGCCCTTTCGGGCTTGTGTTCGTTGTCGGCGTGTTCGGCCGTGATTCGCGCGTCGCCCTTTTCTTCTCCGGCGCGCTCCGCTTCTACTTCCTTGACGACCCGCTCGGCGTACTCCTTCACTTCGTCGGAAGTGCTTTGTTCGGTCAGTTCTGCAATCGCTTCAGCCATCGGAATAACCTCCATCAATGTCATGATGCTTGTAGCCGCGAATCTCGCTGAGGGCGCGCATCAATTGGTTGCGCCCGCGACGGCTGGTGATTCGTGCCTGCCCGTTGTCCATGATCTGCACGCCCTGAATGCCTTCGGACTTGAGCATCTGACGCATGGCCGGGACTTGCTTTTTCATGCAGCCCAAGCCCTCGGAAATCAGGGGATCGTGTTCGGTGTACGTGTTCGCCGTCATCGGCGGGCCTTCGAGCCAATCGCTCTTGGCCCCCGCGCGGAATTCCTCCGCGGAGACTTCCCGGCCGCTCAGCGTGTAAATGGTCTTGCCCACCGCTTGCTCCTAATGCCCGACCGCCAGAGTGAAGACGGCCACGCACAGGCAGGCCAGCGCCACCCACAGCGGAACGGCGGTGAAAATCGAGAGCACCAAAAACACCACCGCCAGAACTGCGAATACGGCACTGATTTTCATGCTGGTCTCCTCGTCATGGCAGCCTTTTGCTGGCCGTTCAACCGCGAACTACTCCCGCCGAGCAAGGACTGAATCATAGAACTGCTTCTATTTTCAGCGGTCCCGCCGGTGCTCACGTTTCTGCGCACCGTCTCTCGCGAAGTGACCGGCGATTGCTTGACGGTGTTCTCGTCGCCGCCGAGCATCATGGCGGGAGTGGCGAACGTGATGAACCGCTTGAACTCCGGCCGGTTCTTGAGTCGCGCGATCTCATCGACGATTGCTTCTGCGTCCAATGTCGCCCCAGACGCCTGGAACATCGGCCAAAGAGGTGCAATCTGCTGGAGGGTTTGAAAAAGTTCCTGGAGCTTCTGTTCGGGAGTTTTGAAGACCGTCGAGTAGGGCTCAACCCTGAACTCGTAATCTTCAAACGCACCCATGCGTAGATCAGGCGTCCAGTCAGATCGCACCTGGATTCCACTATTTCCAACGGGGATCGACGACTGAAGCTCAAGCGTTTGGTCCTCCCACATCAAGCGACCCAGATCGAGAATGCAATCCGCCGCAAAATTCACCACGCTCATCCGCATGTCCGCGACGTTCCGGGAGAGCTGACCGTGAATCAGTTCCTCCTGCCCCAAGGTCGAAGCCTGCGGGCCGAGTCCGCCCATTGCCTGAAGGTTTCCTGCCAGCCGGTCGAATTCATCCTGAATAAACGTCGCCAGCGCCATGTCTCGCTGGTCGATGCCGCCGACTTCGACCTGGTTGATCGACTTCGGATCGTTCATCTTGTGCCAGGAGTTTCGCTCGGCAGTGCGAATTCTCTCCGCGTCGTCCGCGCCCGATGGCGGATAGACGTTGACCACGCGATGCGCGTCGGAATCCTCCTCCATGCGTCTGTGCAGACGGTTCTGAAGATCGTGCATTCCCTTCAGGTTCATCGCCGGGGAAGTGGGAATCACGTTATCTGGGGTATCGCCCAGCGAGAGAAATTTGTACGGCCCCGCTTGCGAGCCGGTCCAATCGCGTTCGATCAGCGGTTCCAAGTCCTGATCGCAAGGCATCGTGACGACCGACTTGTTCTCCGCGATCCACACGTCCTGAAGCCAGATCATGTCCTTCAGGTCGTCGTCCTGGGCGTCGTCCGAAGCAATGTCCCGTGTCGCGCCGGTCGAATCGTGATGCTCCCGGCTCGTCGGCTTCAGCTTGTCCTTGACCTTTTTGGAATAACCGGGCTCGTCCATGACTTTTTCGTAATCCGCCCGATACCGATGCCCGCAGTAGCGCATCTTCGTCAGTTCTTTGGCGGGCATGTCCAGAATCAGATCGTCGAGCGAAACCCGGTTCAGCCACGGTTCGCCCGGATCGAGCCACACGTCTTCCTCTGATTCCAAGAGTCCGTGAAAGCGCGTGTCGGTGTCGCGCATCATCACCACGCCGCACCCGATACAGAAAAACGCATCGAGCACGATTGCCCGGAACGTCACGTCCAGGGCCATGTCCGAGATCAGCTTGTTCAGATTGACCTCGAACCTCCGGGCGAAGGGCAGCGACTCGAAATTCGGCGTCGAGACGAGGACTTGCGGGTTGTTCGCGGCCAGGGCGACGGTGTAAATCCGCGCCGTCTGGTTCATCAGGTTGACGAGGGTTTTGTTCGTAGCGCCTGATGTCGAATACCACGAACCGACGTAATCCTTAATGAGTTCCTTCCGCACCCGGCGAAACGGTTCCAGGGCGTCGCGCGAAGACTTGATCGCCTTGAGTAGCCGGCCGCGTTTCTCGTCGTTGGCCAGGTCGATCATCGCTCGCCAAAAGAAAGAGGGGGCCAACGCCAATTCGGCGCGGCCCCCTCAAAGGCTGCGATGTTGAGGCATCTCGATAGGGATCAGCTATCTGTGCCTTTTTGTAGCCGACGCCGTTAAGCGCCAGCCCCCTGCTTCCTTACTGACTTGCCCTCCAGGATTTGCTTCGCGTGTGCCAAGTTCAGAGCGGCCTGCGAATAGTGCAGCGCCTTCTGCGAGTCTTGGCAGGACTTCGCTTGGTCCGCCATCTTCTCAATGGCTTGGTCGATCTTCTCGTCCATCGGGTTCTCCTTCAGGTTTTATCGCTGATGGTTCAGGAATGTATGGCCCCAGAACTGCTATGTGGCGCATGCCAACTTCGGATGTCAGGTCGCCTTCCATGCAACGGAACCAAAACTCGCCGTTCCACAAACACACCTCCCAGTCAACGTCGGCATGGTCGTCGTCAACGAACTTGATCCAGTAATACCCCAGCTTTTCAGGCGCTTTCATGCTTTTCGTCCATCGGGTTTTACCTCCGAAAGAAATGCGGCGAGATATGGGCCATATGGAACCCCATTCGCGGTGGAGTTTGGAACCGGGCATCTCGCCGCGTCAAAATGATACCACATCCCGAATCCCAAATTCCGGCCCGGCGGAACTCGCCATCCGTCGTTCCTGCTGCTCACGCCACAGGAAGCTCCCATACTCAGGAGTTTCCCCCGTTTCCTCGCTGGTGTCAATCTTGCCTGGGGTATTGTCCGAGGAATAGACCAGCCAGGCAACTCCTGCCGCCACGCAGCGATCGCCGTGATTCGTCTCGACCGCGTTCCGGTTTTTCGTCGGCGCGTGAATGATTTTCCCCTTCTCCCACTCGTATTCGCCGCACTCGCGAATTAAATCTTCGGACCTGACCGTGAACTCGCCCGTCTCCATCGCCAGCGCCATTTTCTCAAACAGTTCCGCTTTGTCCTCGTTGCTTCGGTTAGACCAGCCGGCCTTGCGGGACTTTCTGCGCGAGCCAATCTCCGGCACTTCGCGGTAGAACACATTCCCGTAGTAAATGACTTCCATGATCTCCTTGGCGAATGGCGCAGCCATGCCCGAATCTTCCCAGCCGAGAAACGCATTCCTCAGCCAGAGACACAAGCCCACCACGACCCGCGCGAACTTAATCAGCTCCATGCCTTTGACTGCGTATTCCAAGGCTTGCTCGCCAGTCCGGTCGTCGATTCCGCTCGCGACCGAATTGCTCGCGTAGGCTCCGTCCGATCCGGCGGCCATATCGCAGCCCACCGTGAACGGACCCAGCGGGCAGGAGTTATCAATCCCCGGCTTGAACCACAGCTTCAGCTTCCCGTCTTCTCTGGGAATCAGTCCCTTGAGCTTCAGCGTCTCGGAATCGAAGACGGGATCACCTTGCCAAACCGGCTTCTTCACCCTCTCCCGCTTCATCCGATCGAGCAGGTCGGAAGTAAAGACCTTGCCCACCGCGCCGCGCGGGTCGCGGTCGAGCTGCGAAGCGATCAGCCTGGGTGTGCTCGTCGGGCGGAGGCAGCGCATGTCGTACCAGGGAGACCTGACCCGGCCCTCAAACTTGAATCCCTTCCGCTCCAGCCTCGCCCGCAGATCCGGGTTCTCAGCATGGTACTTGTCAACCGCCGGCTGGTCTTCCTTGTGCACCGCGGTCACAACGCCGTCTCGAACGACGTAGGAATGCTTCCCGTGAATCGGGTTATCCTTCCAGTCGAGAACGAGATAGACGCTGCTTTTGGAAGCATCACGGTTCTCGCAGGCTTCGTGGAAGACGCCGCTATCGACGTAACGGGCCGAGACCATCCTCAGCACGTTGGTCACGTCATGCAGCGATTCCTGAATCATTTCGTCCTTGCCGCCAGAGACGAAATCCCGCGCGCCGGCTTCGTCCACCGTAAACACGCTCTTGCGGCCTCCTGTGCCGGCGTCCTGACCAGCCGCGTAACCCACAAGAGAGCCGCCAGTCTGCGGGTTCAGCCACGAGTGGTTCGTGTAACTGCGATGCTGCTTCCAGTCCAAGCCCTTCGGCACCATCCAGAATGGCAGGCGACCAATCGCCCAGTCCAATTTCCAGAACAGCGTGTCGGGGTCGGTCTTGGAATCCACGAGGGATTCGTTCCTGGTCACGTAGCCCGCGGAGAACATCGAATCCCTGAGCCACCGGCGGAGGTCGATCCACAGATAACCGAACGTCCCGCCCTGAGCGCGGGCTTTGTCCACGATGACGTCGATCGCAATTTCCTCACGCTCGGCGCGGTCCATCGCTTCGTCTATTGCCACGAAGACCGACTCTTGGTGGCACCACGGGATGAACGGCCGGACCTTCACCTTGGCCCGCGGCTCAAACGACCAGCAGGCAAACGCCATGAAGAACAGCACGTCCTCCATGCACGCCTGGTACAGAGCAGCCCGAAATCTCAGATCAACCAGCGCCCGCTCACGGCAGCGAATGCGCCATTTCAGATTCTCCACCGGGTCTTTCGGATAAAGGTCGTAGTAACTCGAAACAGCCATCACCACTCCCGGTTTCTCATTCGCTCCAGACGAGCCTCGTCGTCATATTTCAAATACCTCGACACCGCCATCTTACTGACACCCAGGGCGTTGCCAATCTCGCCGTGCGAGAACCCCTGCGCCTTCAGCTCCCTAGCCCGCTCGGGACTGGCCTTCGTCGTCCCCGGCTTCCGTCCTTTGTACTTCCCTGCCCGCTTCGCGACCTCGATCCCCACCGCCTGCCGCTCACGACGAGTCTCCTGCTCCATCTCCGCCACCGCGAAGAGCACGCTCGCCACCAGCCTTCCGACAGTTCCGGAAAAGTCCAGTTGCTGAGTGACACTTACCACCCGAATCCCCCGCTCACACCAATCGCACAGCGTCTTAATCCCGTCGCTCAGCTTCCGGCTCAGGCGGTCCAGCTTAAACACCACCACCGTTCCCACCTTCCCGTCAAAAATCGCCTTATGCAGACGCTCAAAACCAGGCCGCTTCAAGTTGTCACCCGTCTGCTTATCCGTGAACCACAGCACCCGCTCCGCAGGGAGCCCGTTTCCACGCAGCCAGGCGGAGACCGCCTCCCGCTGCCCAGCTTCGTTCTGGGAATGCGTCGATACCCTGACGTACACAGCGACAAGAGCCTCGGACACGGGATTGGACATGGTTATTGCCTATCTTAACAGGGAAAATGGAGGTTTGTGCGGAAGGGATATACGCGGCGGGGCCCCCGCCGAGCCGGCCCGGTCCGGTCCGATTTCCGGCCGCATCGCCTACGGTTAGAGTTTACCCTAATCGTTGCTGCTGTCAAGCCGCAGAAGGCCCACAAATCGCAGTAAATGCGCTGTGCCAGCGCTATCAGTCCTATGCGTTACGTCATCTCATCCAGCAGCGCCCTCACCTCGTCCAGCGCCATGCGTTCGCGCCTCACCATGTCCTGTTCATCCTGTGCTGTGCTCGTGGCCTTGGCTGCGACTTCCACATACTTGGCATAGCTCCTGATGCTGGTCTCCAGCCACGACAGGGCAGACCAGCTCGGAGCTGGAGATCGGGCCCGCTCCAGCCGCACGACAATTGAGCCGTTCGGCCGCTCCTCGACGATCCGCAGGCGTTCAGCCTGAACCCACGCGATTTCAGCGGCCAGTGAGGCGTTTGGCGGCAATTCAGGCCAATCCGCAGGAACCTGACCCAGGCCCTCGCGCGGGCGGGAGGTGGCATCAGCCGGCGACGGGGCTGGCTGCTCCGCCGCTTCACTGGCCTGCGGGACGTTCCCTGTCTCCTGCTGGGCTTCGGAGTTACTATCTTTCGGTGGGTCGTCTGTGGCTTCTGTGGCCTCTGCTATTGGCTCTTGGGGTGGAAGCGGTGGATAGAGCCGGTCCAGCTCGGAGTAAGTCCATGCCTGCGCCTCTTCCTTGCTCATGCCCTTTTGGCGGCATTCTCGCATCATGAAGTCACGAACTGGCTCAACGTCCTTCCAGCGGCCTTCGCGCTCGAAGCGGCGTTTCAGCGTGACCTTCAGCGGCGGCTCTTGCGGCTGTGCCTGGCTGTCGGTTAGAGGGGCAGCGTGCGAATCGGGCTGTGGCGCCTGCTCTGCTGCTGTGCGTTTTCTGGCCATGACGGCCAGTTTAGCGGGGAGCGGGCCCAGAATCGAGCGCCAGCCCCAGCGAGGCGCCAAGCCGGTTCGCAGTCGCCAGGCTCAGGCCGTGCGTGCCAGCCATGAATCGGGCCAACTGCGTCTCGCCCATGCCTGCGTCAAGCGCCATTCGGTACTGCGTTTTCCCAGCCGCGCGAACAGCCTCACGCAAAATATCTGCCCAATTTCCGTCTGTGTTTTTACTGGGTTTCATCACTATTTGCCGAATTCTTGTGCTGTAGGTATTGACAGTAATCCGGACACGCCGATACTGTTTAATACTACAGCAACGAGCAGTTACGTCAATCGCTCTCCTGCTTTTCCAGGGCAGGCCGACTAATCACCGAATTTGGGAGTATCTGAAATGCGTATTGCCTCACCTTGCGAAATCACATCTCGATTGCTGCCTGGGCTGCGCGTAGCCGATGGGACAATCTCCATTGAATACGCCGGCAGTGATGCAGACGGCCGCACGCGCTATCGCTGGTATCTCGACATCCCAGCAGGCGAGTTCAGCGGCGACGATCTAAAGAGCGGCTGCCAAGGCGGCAATCTGCAATCCGGCCTGGAATCGCTTATCTCATTTTTGAGCGCCTGCGGGGAAGCGCTTGCTTATTCCGACCACTCTGGCCATGAGTCCGAAAACGCCGATCTATTCCCCCGCTACGTGGCGGAGTGGGCTGCCTACAACCGCGATGAATTGAGCATTGCCGCGCTGGAACTTGAGGAAGGCGGCCAGATTATCTCCGAGTGACGTTTCGGCCCTGCGCGGCCTAGTGTGTGAGCTAGGCCAGCATCGGCCGCAACGTCGCGGCGAAACACCTTATGCGGCTTTTCCAGGGCCGCGCCTAACCTGAAAGGGAGAGAACGATGAACGCAACGAAAGAATCCATCGAGGCTGTGGCCGCCGAATTGGGGCTTACGCTTCATTCGGAATTTGTGCCCTGGTCCAAGAGCCGCAATGCGGGCGAGAAATCGCCCAGCCTGAATTGGACAGTCACGCTGCGCAAGAACAGTCGCGAGGTTCTGACGACTGATTACGGCGCGGGATGCGGGCATTGCCCAAGCTACCAGCAGGGAAACAGCAACGCCCCCCGCGCCATGGCGGTCGAAGCTGAGTGCGAAACCGGCTACGCTCATCGCATCGACGGCATGAAGCCAGCGAAAACCAAATCGCCGATTTTGCCAGAGTTTGCGGACGTGCTGCACTCGTTGGCGTCCGATTCTGACGTTTTGGACGCTGGCGGCTTTGAAGAATGGGCCAGCGATCTCGGATACGACACCGACAGCCGCAAGGCTGAGGCCACATATCGGGCCTGCCTCGACATCGCACTGAAGCTCCGCAATGCCTTGGGCGAGCAGGGCTTGGCCACGCTCCGCGAAGCCGTCCAAGATTACTAA